GTACTCTTCCACATGGCTGGAATAATACCGCGATAACGCCTCAGATACCCTCTCTGTGGCTTTCTCTGCCCACTCGGCTAACTTATCGGCTGATATCCTTTCGGCGGTTACAGGCTTGTCTGTGTAGCTCTGAGCCGCTATCTGTTCAACTTCGGTCAGTTCCCTTGTCGGATAGTAGATACCATCAACAGGTATCATGCTTGTATGCGTTATCTGTTTCCTAGCCATTTCATTCACTCCTGTTCGTTTTCAGCTCAAACCGTAACGGTCGCGCATCTCCTTTTCACACCTCTTGTCACCACAGCTTACGGTTGATTCTAACTGCAAGCAAAGTGTTTCAGGGTCTATCACTGTATCAAGCGAGATTTGATGTTCTTTGCCACATATCGGGCATTTCGTCCAGATACCGTCACTCTCTATGGGGATGTTAATGTCTGTCCCAAACTCGGTGCGGAGTTTAATGTAGAAATTGCTCTCGATCATTGATATCCCTCCTATCTAACTCAACAACTCTCTAAACTTCTCAACAGCCTTATCGTTATATTTAAACGAATCGACTTCTTTGCATGAATAGCGTGATTTATCACGATACCACTCACCAAACTCTTCTGTTTTCATGCCATGTTTGTTGGATATTGAACCTATCCTTTGGGCTGATACTCCAAACATTGCGCCGATTTCAGTCGCTGTATACATCTTTTGTTCGGAATGTGGAAGAGGAAAAATTTTTTCACCTGAAAGCACTTCTGCCGCTTTAGCTATCAATATGTTTTTATATTCCGCTGACAGTGTATCGACATTTGCAAGTTTAAGAAGTTGGTTTGACATTCTGACCTTTGCGTTCATCAGTTTTGCATCAACAGCTTTTGACTTATCAGAGTTGTCATAGTTATTAGGCACGGTGTAACTGCCTGTCTTGCGAATACTAGGCAGGATTTCACTTGTAACCCAGTGCTTAAATTCTTTTGCTTTCGGGAGCTTACTTGAAAGGATAAGACTGTAAAGTCCGCTTTCGTTGATAAGCCAACCGCCACGCTGTCCTAAACTCGATAACGTTTCGTTATTGAGTTTGTCGTATTCATCTACATGGTCTGCAAGTGCCTTGCTTGCATTCTGATACCCCAGTATTTCTGCCACATCCTTACCTACAAAGTAAGGCTCTCCGTTTACATCAAGTGTTCTTACCTTTCCAAAGTCGGGATTCTCAAAAATTTTGATATTATCCACATTTCATTCCCCTTTCTTCATCTCTCGTTTTCCCATTTCTGGGAAGGTTTGGCTAAAAAAATAGCCGCTTTTTCGTCATTGCTGGAAATGCCCAATATCTCACAAATTCTGTCTATCTCATCAGTGTCAAAACATGATCTGCCATTAACACGGCTCGACATCGTATTTGCGGACATTTCAAGCTTTGCTGCAAGAGTGTCCTGCGTATATCCCTGCCTAACAATGACACTCTTAAAAAGATTTTTGTCTAACAAATTATCACCCTTTCGTGTAAAATATTTCCCACTTTTGGGAACAAGTACATTATATCACACATTTTGTGATTTGTCAACCCATTTTTGGGAAATTCTCAAAATTATTTTTTATTTGCTATTGCAATTTTGGGATATTTATGTTATAATGGTGTCACAGTCAGGAGGTGACTATATATGACAATTCAGGAGATTCAGGAATTACGCGCTAAAAGATTAAGTATTGCAATTGAAAAGAGCGGATTAAGCTACCCAGAACTTGAAAAGCTTACTGGTATTCCTAAATCCTCTTTACAACGCTATGCAACAGGGGCTACAAAAAAGATTCCAATTGATTACATGGAAAAGATGGCAGATGCTTTAAATATAGATGCCAAATACTTGACCTTTGGAGAAAATGAAGAAAAGCCCGCCCCCACCGATGATGAGAACGAGCTTTTAAAAGTTGTTAAAGAACTGAATGCGGAATATAAGTACACCGATTCACAGATCAGCCGTATTGCTAGCTATATGCGTTTTGTCGGAAACGAGGATAGCAGTGAAGAGTGATGCTATTTCTGCTTTATCGTCCGCGGTATATCCTAAAGCTATAAGCCCCCGCACGATTTCAGCAAATGCTTTCTCTTTTTCATCTTCCGTTAAAACGATATTCATACACTTCACACTCCATTCAATATTTAATGTGCTTACATTATAGCACATTTGTTCCTAAAATTCAATAGTTAACAGGGTATTAAATTACTCTGTAAAAAGTATATCAAACAAATAGGATTTATTCAAGACAAAAATTAGTAAACTTTCGGACAAAATTTCAACTTATTTTTGCAAAGGGGGATGATTCCATTGGAAAAAACCATGAAAGAACGTTTGAAAACTATTCAGTACATAGCTGATGTACACAACTTGACACCCGATGTAATAGCCGATATCGTGTACGAAAACGGAGGCACAGTTTCTACAGGCACTATCAAAAAGATGCTGAGTGAAGATGCAGAGAAAAAAGGATACCATTATCAGACTGTTGCTGACGTTCACAACGCTCTTGTAGCAAAATTCGGAGAAGATTACAATATCAACGATCTTGAAACGCTCCAACGGATCATCAAAGAGCGTGATAGGCAGATTGACAGCCTTATGATGCAGAATGAGGAACTGCAAGAAGCCAATGGCAGTGATTTTGAGCGCAGATTGCGTGTGTTTGACGAACGAAAAACAGCTTATGAACACACTATAGCAATATTGGAACAGCAGATAGATAGGCTTTTTGTTCGCCTTGATGATCGTGAAAAGGTTATAGCCCACAAAGATGAGATTATTGAAAAGATGTTAGAAAGACTATGCAAGGAGTGATAATATGAATAAGAAGTTAGCAAGTATTTTAGCAATAGCATTATGTTTATCGTCCTGCGGCTCAACCGGGACAAGCACTCCATCTCAGGCAGAGACTACCACAACAGCGGCAAGTGAAGCAGACAGCCAACAGTACGAAGACTTGACCATAGATGATATTATCTTCCCGGGAGAAATCAAAACCGAAATAAAATATAAAAGAACAGGATATTATAGGATATCTATTGATGGCAAATGGGATTTGATGCTTGATGAGAGGGCACAAGATGGGGATATCTTGTGGGACACGGAAGAAGATGATGCAAGGCTTAATTTTGTGATGATGGTATCCTCCGAGTCAGACTACGATACTCTTGTCAACACAAAAGTTGATACTACGAAATCCGATGTAAACGGCTATACAGTCTATGTTTTTAAGTACAATGGCAAAACTTGCTATACTGCTTGCCGTATACTGGGCGATAGCAAGTATATGCTTTCGGTTGATGATACAATATACGATATTCCCTCTGAAGAAGAATTCAATTCAGTAATTGAAAAGCTGAAAATAGCACCATAAAAAAGCCCATCAGTAAATCTGGTGGGCTAATCTATAAAGGAGTGATTGAATGAAAATAGCAGCCGCATATATCCGTGTATCAACCGATGATCAGACGGAGTTGTCTCCGGACAGTCAGATCAAGCAGATACGCGAATATGCAAAGTCCCATGACTACATCGTTCCCGAAGAGTTTATTTACCGCGATGACGGCATATCTGGACGTAAGACCAAGAACCGACCTGCATTTGCCCAAATGATAGCAACAGCGAAATCAAAAAAGCCACCTTTTGAGGCTATCTTAGTATGGAAGTTTAGCCGTTTTGCAAGAAACAGAGAGGATAGCATAGTCTACAAGTCCATGCTGAAGAAGCAGGGCATTGACGTTATCAGCATATCTGAGCCTGTCGGTGACGATAAGATGTCAGTGCTCATTGAAGCCATGATTGAAGCTATGGACGAGTACTATTCGCTTAACCTTTCGGAAGAGGTAACAAGAGGTATGCTTGAAAAGCTTTCACGCGGCAAATGCGTTAACTCTGCTCCACTCGGCTACTACTTCAAGGATGGCGAACTGGTCATAGACGAGGAAAAGGCTGAGATAGTCCGCTGGATATACGCAGATTTCCTTGATGGTGTTCCTATAGTACAGATAGCACGAAATCTAAACGCTGAGGGCATAAAAACGCTATATGGCAAGCAATTTGAGAACCGCAGTATAGAATATATACTTCGAAATCCGCTGTACTGTGGCAAGCTACGTTTTACCAAGGGTGGAGGTTCTAAGAGCCACTACCATAAATGCGAGGATGTGATGATTGTAGACGGCACACATGAACCTATAATCGCGCTTGACGATTGGAATAGAGCTGCCGAAAAGATACAAGCCATAAAAGCAAAGCACCGTAAATATTATCACGAATACGCCAACAAACACACTCTGATGCTTACCGGGCTTTTGCGATGCTCAACGTGCGGAGCATCACTCACGCATTCCGCAGACGGATATCAGTGCATCAAGTATATTCACGGATTCTGCAATGTATCGCATTATGTCAGCCAAAACAAGATACACAAAGCTGTTATCGCAGCCCTGAGCGATGCATCTATCGGAGATATCCACATCTCTCCCAAAGTGCAAAAGCCAAAGACCACCGACAACACAGCAAAGCTGATAGCACGTGAAGAAGCCAAGCTTGATAGAGTAAAGGATGCTTATGCCGCTGGCATAGACACTCTTGAGGAATACAAGGAAAACAAGCAAAAGATAATTGCTGAGATAGAAAGACTTAAATCCACACAGGCACAAGAAAAGCCTGCTGCCATCAACATGGAAGACATACAGGCTAAGAGGCTATCGTTCTTAGAAATGGCAAGTGATCCCGAAGCATCACCTGAGATGCTGAACAGCGCACTCAAAGAATTCATTGATTACATCGTATACGACAAGGCAAGTGAGCATATCACTATTTTTTATTCTCGCACATTATAACATTTTGCAATAAGTCCCACCAAACTACAAATTGTTATAGTACTCTAAAACCGCCTATTTTGGGGAGTTTTCTTTGATGTCATTTTCAAGCAATCAACGATGAGCGCATTCAATCTTTTTCCATAGCTTCATCTATCACCCTGTTAATAAATCCATTCATGCTTTCGTTATGGCGGTCTGCATAATCTTTTATTCGTTCCTTTTTCCCTTTAGGCATTCTGATCTGATAGATGTCATAGTTGTTTTTGACATACTTAGCAACAGCCTTTTGTTGTGCTTTACTTGCTGGCATTATATCACCCTCTTTCTATAATAAAATTGTACCATAAATCTATATTGAATACAATATACAAATTGCATAATATATTGAATGCAATATCATCTATTTTGCCTATTGATATATTGAATTCAATATGCTATAATATAGACAAGATAAGAGATAACCCAAGACCAAGGAGGTATTCATATGAAACTTATAATTACTAGAGTAAGAATAATAAAGGTCATGGATACTTATCAGGTATCTCATGATGGAAATCTTGTAGGTACATTTTACAACAAGAAAGATGCAAAAGAGTTCGCTGATATGCTGAACAAAATGTACGGATATATCAAGGAGGTATGAACCATGAACATCACATACAAGCGCAGCACAGATGATGCTTTCATCCTTGAAGCATACATAGACAATGAGCCATTCGCATGGATAAGAGAGATTGAGACAGGATTTGCAGTCTATACCGCGATATCGGTCAAAAAGTTCAAGACACTTGCAGAAGCCCTTGAATACATCGAAAGATAAGACAAACTCCCGAGGATTTCTCGGGAGTTGCTTTTCATTCTGATAATCGCCGCATTACGCTCCTATAAAGCGGCTTATCAATTGCATAGAGTGTAGCCATAAGTTCTTCGATGATGCTCCATGCTTGCATACTGTTCATGCCGCTAACTGCTTGACCGAATTCGCTCTCACTCGAATAGGTCACAGTGTCAATACCGCCCGAATCAGCTGAATATCCGCGTGTTGTCGGTATCTGTTCGGAAATCCCGAACAGTTCATGCTGAATGGTATAGTATGCTGCCAGTTTGTAGCAAGTATGAGCATCAGGATCACGTTCTCCGAGACATTCGGCAATAGCCGCTTGTAACTCTTGCTCAGTAATCATCGGCTATCACCTGCCCTGTTACATTTCGCCGAGCTTTTTCATGAAGCGTTTGATTTCCTGCTTTTTCTCAGGCTCATCAACCATGTTCATATACTCATGGAGCTTGCCCATCAAGTCATCTTCGGCTTCATCTCGGCTGTATCTACCCATGTCATCACGGCGTACATTACCCATTCTGCCTCTGGCATTGCTCATGCCTCTCATATCGCCGTCATAGCTTCTGCCACCGCGAGTATTACTGCGATTGCCGTTTCTGTTGTACTCATAGCCCCTGCCATCGTTTGAGTAGTCGATTTCATTTTCCATAGCTTCATTGGTAAGCAGAGCCATTTTCAGCTTTGCGAGGTTTTTTGCATACTCAATTTCACGTTCGCTGAGGTCTCCTGTTGTCTCAACTTTGCGATCCATCTTTTCAAGTTCTCGGTCTGTATAATTGCATAATCCGTGCATATGTATCCTCCTTTCAGGCTATTCTTGTAACACTTATCGATGCTCCACGCCTTACCGCAAGCGAGGGAGTAGGTGTAACAGCCGCATCATCTACCGTTGCATCAACGTATGCTGCTGACACGGATACACAGCATCCGCAAGGTACTGTGATCGGGATAGATGTGTTGATGTGCCAGTATTCTCCTACTGCCGCAGGAGTAACTATCGCAATGCTATCGGGGATAGCAACACCATTGATCGTAATAGCAACAGCTATCGGTGTTACTTCTCCGTCTTCAGGTATCGCGATGTTACCCTGAACTGTTACCTCATATCTTGCGAAGCGGTTAGTCGTGTTGCCCTTCAAGGTAAGAACTCCTGTAGTAATAGGGATTACATTTCCTTTACTACATGGGATAGATACAATGTCAAATGGAATAGTGCCATTCAAAGCAACATTATTGTCAGTTGACGTAATATACCTCGGCATGATATCACCTCACTTAACCGTTGGCAAAACCATAGCCGCCACAGCCACAGCCTGCATTACTGCCTGCTACGTTCTGTGAACAAGTAAAGATAGGCTGATTACCATATACGGGCACGGTGTTTACAGGACAGTTCTTCAGCCTGTTATACAGAGCATCTATCTCATTGTTCTGTCCTGCAAGGATAGTTGCTGTCTGAGCTGTCTGTGAAGCCTGCATGTTAGCCATGTTGACAGCGTTCTGAAGACCGATATTTTCTCTCTGAGCCTGTGCGAGCTGAGATTTCACGCCGTCAAGTTCAAGAGCACACAGCTTGTCAAGGATTGCCTGTGTGCCTCTGGTCTGACTGTCTATGATGTCTCTTGTGTTGTTTGCATCCGCAAAGCGTGTTGCGTTGCCCTCGTTCTGCACGATGTTCTGGGTCTGGCAAGTAGCAAGCCTGTTGTCACAGCAGCACTGAGCCAGCTGTGAGGACAGATTGGTCAGCCCCTGAGTGTTAGCTGTCTGAGCCGCGAAGGATCTCTCCAGTGCAGCTATCTCGTTACCATACATCTGCTGTGTAAGTGCGTTCTGTGCGCCTGTGATAGCGGATACAATGCCATTGCCTGTCTGGCTTATGTTCTGGTTAACTCCTGCAAAGCCTCCGCAGAGTGCTGTCTGAACGTCACCGAAGCCGCTTGTTACCGCGTTCTGGATACTGTTAACGCTGGTGTTCAGCATCTGCTCCCTGAAACCGTCATTGATGTTCTGGCTATTGTTCAGCCAAGGATAGAGACCGAAGCCGTCCATCATGCCCATTCCCATCATTGCACCGTAACCGCCGCCAAAGCCACCAAAGCCGAAGCCGCCATTACACAGCGCGATCAGGAACAGGATTCCAAGCCAACTGTCTCCGCCATTGCCGAACAGTCCGCCGCCAAAGTTGCCGCCATAGGGCATTGAGTAAGCTGGTGCTACTGGCATATTGAAGCCTACACCGTTTTCATCTGTAAGTGCCATATGCACTCCTTTCTCCCCAAATTGTTAGGGGTCAGCGACTATCTCCTAAGTTTTGTGATAGTCGGTTTATATCAAGGCTTATGCCTAGATATCATTAAGACCAAGATTTGCGTTTTTCTTACAAAAAAGAGCATTAAGAAACTCAAAATCAGCCGTTTTTGAGTTTACCTTCGTCCGAGCATTGCATTAACTCTACCCTGCAATGCAGGAGGTATCTGATTTGTGTTTGCAAGGTGCTGTACCATAGCCCGATAATCACCCGAAAAGTCTGCTGGAATATTCAAGCCGCATTTTATAAGAAAATTTGCAGGATTCTGTCGAAATTCTTCATACATTTTCTGATTATTTCCATCATTCGCTTGTGAGCGATTTTGCATCAGCGGATTTGGCATTGCTTATATCCTCCTTCAAGATTTCCACATCAAGCTTCAATTCGTCATACAGTGTACGGAGAGCCGCTATATCAGCGGTTATTTTTTCGGGTATCGCTATACTACTATCTGCCTTTTCGCTTGCTGTGGGCGCACTCTGTGCATTCTGCGGCACATCTGTTTCCTCGACTAGTCTGTACCGCTTGAATATAGGTCTGTCAAGCTGTGATTGCCCCATTGTTTTGGTATAGCAGTATGGGCTATTCTCATCGATGAAAGTTACGGAATTATTCGGAGCAACAGGATAGTTTCGGGCTACCGCCTCATTCTGAACAGTAACTATACTGCCGCTTTGCTGTGGCGGATATGTAGTCATCATTGGAGGTATGCCGTAACTTGCAGGATAAAAAGGATTGTATGCCATCATGTCACTCCTTTGTGTAGTAGTATATCGGAATTGTCATGCTGCTGTCCCAGCTGTCGTATATTGCACCATTCTCCACGCAGACAACGTGTGTACCTGTTGCTAGTATGTAGATACCATCGGGATTATCTGCCGCAAATTGAGCCGTTGTGTAGCAGTCAGGGCATAAGTCGGGAATAGTATGCCTTTTATAGCCATGCTGTCTAAGATATCTATCCCAGACCGCATTGTTATTGCCCCATTCTTTGTCAACAAAGCCCTGAACACACAGTGCCGTATATACTGTATCCCAGTCTTTGTTTTCTGCCTTGCATATAGCTCTTACAACGCAGTCCCCGGCATGAGATAATTTTGGATTCGGGTTATAATGTTTATACATCTCTATCACCTACAATGAGAATACAATAAAAAAAGCCCGAAAACAAGGAAGTTCTCAGGCTTTTTTCAGGCAAATATACGGCAAATTAAAGGCAACAAAAAAGGCTGTCAAGCGATATGCTCAACAGCCGTCTATGTGTCTATGGATGATCCGTTCACATCGGTGAACAATGTATCGAATATTCCTTGATGATAACTCAAATTCCTCTGCAAGCGGCTCAATGCATATACCGTCAATGAGCCTACGCTTCATGATCTTGCGGTCTCTCTCTACTTTTATCCAGTTATCTATCAACTCACCTAGTTCAGAGTTGCTTATATGCTCATACCGACTATGCATTGTTATCACCCATTACAGTATACATCATAGTTATTTAGCTATCAAGACAAATATTAGGCAAGAATTGTACATCTTTTCTTAACTGATTTTTGTTAGTAAAATGCATAGTTGTTATTTGGTGGATTTGTGCAAGTATACAAAACTAGACTTTCTAGCAAATAATATTGACAAACCTATTGACTTTCTAGCAAGTCTATGATATACTATAATCAAGGAAAAGAAAATAACCCGAGACACAAAGGAGCGATTACTATGATGACAATAACTACTATCAATGAACTGATGGAAATCCTTGAAAATGGCAACTACAATCGCTATGGGCTTCGCGGAGCATCTGAGAATGATATGGATAATCTTGATAGAGGATATCTGGATTGCTCATATAATTGGGAGGATAACGAATCTACAGGTGAGCAACTCAACGGCACTTGCGCTCTTGGAATTTCAGAGTATGACAGCGAGACTGATTTAACAGCTGCTTATGAAAGAGCACTCAATATGTATGCTAAGTGCAATGGCACTAACACCGTCTTGTTGATTGCAGACAACACATATGAGTACGGCAATGATGACGGCGAAGTTATACTCGGAACTAATGGCTTCGGGGCTGATGTAATCGCAATCGTAAAGTTTTAATTAATAGGAGGTAATCACATGAAAAAGATACTTAACGGTAAGTTATACGACACCGACACTGCACGACTGATAGCAGACGTGCCACATACCAACATCACAGGGAGTGAGGGCGCTTGCGAACAGCGCCTTTACCTCAAAAAGAATGGAGAGTTTTTCCTTTGGCTTTCGGGCGCGAGGTCGGAGATTGTCAGCAACATGGCGCTTGACAATGGCGTACACGACAGAGAGAGACACTTTTATCCGATATCCTACGAACAGGCGCGTAAATGGGCTGAAAGCGAAATGTCAGCTGATGAATGGCTTGAACTGTTTGAACCCGAAGAAGATGACAGCACATCACAACTTGCGCTTAGGATAAGCACCACAGCTTACAACAAGCTTAAAAGAGCTGCACAGGTTGAGGGCAAGAGTCTAAGGCAAAAGATTGAGGAACTTATCAATGCCAAAGCTGATTGACTTGACAGGTAAGACATATAATCGTCTTACAGTGATTAAAAGAGATACTGAGCGCAGCGGTGTATATTGGATATGCCGCTGCGAATGTGGTAATATCGTAAGTGTCAGAACTAATAATCTTACATCTGGCTCAACTAAATCGTGTGGTTGCCTAAATGCTGAGATCATTCACCGACCGAAACGCAATTTTGTTGATATCACAGGTAATCGTTATGGTGAGTTAGAGGTTATCCGATATATTGATAGTAACAAAAACGGTACACGTTGGGAGTGCAAGTGCCATGCTTGTGGATCAGTAACAGTTAAGACAGCATCATGGCTTAAAAAATACAAGTCTTGCGGTTGCCTTGAAAAAGCCGCTGGGTTCGCAAACGTTGACAAGTTACATCAAACGATTATCGAGAGCGGCAGCAATCCTAGCATCTTGCGTAAAACCCCGAATTCAAACAATTTTACAACAGGAGTGAGAGGTGTTACATACAACGCATCAAGTGGTAAGTATATAGCCTATATAAGCTATCAAAAAAAGCATTATACATTATGTCGGTCAACCGATATCAACAAGTGCATCAAAGCCCGTAAAAGCGCAGAAAAAGCAATCCACGCAGATTTTTTAGCATGGTTGGAAGATTTTAAAACGACTGAATAAAAACCAAAAAAGCCTGCCGATCAAACGACCGACAGGCTTTTGCTTTCAACAAGACGGAAAACCGCCCTAATACACCACGATATTATTATACCACTATTTCGCGAATTTTGCAAGAGTTTCACCGAGTTTTCGGAGAAATTTTTCGCCAGCTATACCATTCGGCTGATATCCCCACTTTGCAAGAATATCATTCACAGCTTTCTCCGTGCCAGCGGAAAACTTTCCATGCGATGCATCGAAGTCCGCCGAGGTCATGCCCTTGCCTCTTGCAAGAGATAGCAGCTGTTTCAGTGCCAAAACGCCGAACGACTTGTCACCGTTCTTAAAGCCTGTTGTATCAAGTATAGGCTTTGCTTTTGGCTGTGAGGGCTTTTTGTAGCCATTCAGCCCTTTCTCTTTGATGGCCTTCGGGTAATCTATATAGCAGATATCCAAGTCAACATTGCCAGATATGCCACTTACCTTGCCCTCAGAACTGTACTGCCACATACCATAAGTGCCATTGTAGTTGCACTTGTTTCCGTACTCTGCAATCCAAAGTGCATATCTGCTTGCTACATCTGCTGTTATATACTGTTGAAGCGGAGAACGGCTGATATATAGCCCTGCGAAGTAGCCTGCTTTTTCTAACTCCGAACAGAAGGCTGTCACCAACGCTGAACAGAATGCCTTCCCGCGCGAGAACTGTGCCTGCTCTTCAAGGTCGAAGTAAATGGGGTATTCAAACTGTTTACCCTTGATGACTTCAAGGCAGACAGCCGCTTCATTCGCCGCATCTGCTTCACTTGTTGCGTATGAGTACCAGTATACGCCCACATTCAGCCCTGCCTTTTTTGCACGTGTGTAGTTCTGCTCAAAGTATGGGTCTTTCTGATTGATGTATCTGCCGAATCCTGCACGGATAATTACATAGCTGTACCCTGCTTTTTTCACTTTATCAAAGTCTATGTTAGTTTGATACTGCGAAACGTCTATGCCTTTGATGTTCATAACATCACCCCTTCCTAGTTATCTGCTACCCATTCGCCATTGGTATACGTGTAAGTAGGAATATCCACCCACTCCTGTATACTGTCGAACTGTGACGGCGCAAGTCCCTCCCCAGCCCAGCTGATAGTCGTTGAGTTGTCTAAGGTCGGTAACTGAGCAGTGGTCTGTGTGCTATCAATTGTATCAGCGAAGTCGCCTATCTTGCGGAGGGGTTCGTTGAGTGTGTCTGTTTCCTCGGTTGCAAGGACGTACCAGACAGTTACAGGTGTGCCGTTTGCGTATTGATTCTGCAAGTATGTTTTCCATGCGTTTACGGTTGCGAAATCGGATAGATCCATGTCCATAAGCAGACGATTGGCGGAACTATTTATTTTGCCAACATTAACTAGAGAATCGTTGCTTGCACCTGCACTACCATTATACGCTGCTACATTGGACATTATCATACCGTTTCTCAGCCCAGACGTGATGGCAGTGTACAAGTTGATACAAGTTGTATGCGAGTCCGATTGCCTTGACCAATTCTCCTCTCCCGTCAGCACCAACTTCTTTATCCGCCTTGTTGTCTGACTCTCACCTAGATATATATCAACATCCTGTCCTTCGGAGGTGAGGTGGAGCTTGTATTGCCCTGCATGAACACCTGTGGTCTCCAATTCTCCACATTCACTTGGTATAATAGGATTTTTAGGCGTGGGTGTTCCTGTGCGCGTCATATCGCCGTATATCTTGTATTTATGCAGATATCCAACCTTAGTACCTGTCAGTGTTGCAGGGAGTGTGCCAGAGTAGGGTATGCCTTTTAACTTCTTAGGGGCTATTGACTGCCATGTGCTACCGTTGTATTTCTTAACAGCACTCATGCTATCACCAGCCTATTCCTATCGAACCTTCGGGGATTGTGCCTGTCGGTTCTGTATCGCTGATATAAAGCCTTATGCCGTTTCCCATCTCAATGTAGTTGTCGTCGGTCTCGGCTATCCCTGTAAGTTTTTCCGTATTGGCATTAACTGCCGCAGTAATAACTTTGTTCTGCACTGGATTTTCCGAAGTCGTTGACATTGCGCTATCAACCTCGATAGTGTTAGACCCCAGATACTCCCAGCCGCCTGATACATACACATATTCCTCTTTCTCGGTTGCCGCTACAAGACCCACAAGGTACACATCGCCTTCGTTCGCTGTTGCAGGCAAGTCCTGATAAGTGTTTACTCTGCCTGCTATGTGCATCGGGTTTGACAGCCCTAAGTCAGCCCATGATTTATTGCCGTCAAGGGTGACGTTGTTGATTTTTGGTTTGTTGGAAAGGTCGGAATAGTCATCCGTGCCACCGCCGCCATTAGCTATCTTTTCGAGGTACATCTCTTCTCTTGTAATCGGGTAAGGCGGTAAAGTTACCTCCTGCCCGCCTGCTTTTGCAAGGTACTTTTCTTTTCTTGTAATTGGTGTTAAATCTGCCATTACTTTTCCTCCTTTTCGTCGCTTTCCGCTCTGACTTCTACTGCTGTCTGTAAGTGTTTAATAATTTTGCTCAGAAACCCTGGCATAGGCACATGAAGTGCTTCCAAGTTCTCCAGTATCGAAATTAACTCATTGATGATCAGCCATATAGTCACTATCAGCCCAAAGCAAAAGCCAAAATTGAGCGATACCCCGACTTGTATCAAACCGCTGAATATGAGCCAGTCAACTACGCCTGCTACACATACAAGCATGAGATAGCACAGCTTTTTGACTATGCCTTTCAATCCCACCTTGCTTGACAGCTCATCATTCCCCCAAGCCTTCAACATTCCCGACATATAGTCGATCACCATTACAGCTGCAAGCATTACCAACGGAATAAATATCATCCGCATATACGCGGATATCCCTCCGATAGCTACTGCTATCAGGCTGTGCCATGTTTTGTCTTTCAAGTTCTATCGCCCCTTTCTGCTATGTTATCGGTGTTTCTGTCATTGTGATGTCGCCTTGCATTTTCCCTCGCGCAGCAAAGCTATTATATGTATCCATAAGTGCAAGCACAGCAAATGGGCTATGTACAACACTTCCTTCCGTGCTCGTACCGGTTACCGTTATCACGTCATACGGGTCAAATTTCTGCTGTAAATCACAGCTATACTCGACCGTGCCAACAGAACCCACAACAGTTGTAAGCGCTACTGCACTGCACATAGGCACAATATTATCATTCTCATCGCGCTTATACAGCATACGCCCTTGATACACTCCATACGTTCTCAAGTAATTTATGCTTGCTAGGTCATAACGATCGTGACTATATCCTGCCGGCAAAAGTCCGCTTGATGCATACCACACCTCATCGTATGGGCCTCCAGCGATATGCCACTTGCTATATGGATTAGTTGGGTCTCCTTCGATGGTGACAGAGCCAGTTACATAAGTCCAATCTTCACCGTATATCCACACTTCGCTTGACGGCATTGGGTCTCTTAATGTTACTATATACGAATGATTTGACATTAAGTCTATAGTGCCGGTCATGTATTGCGGCTTTGCAAGATTCTTAATAACAGGGTCGTTATCGTATTCATATTCAACGTCGTACTCGGTTTTTGCTTGTAAAATAGGGCGACTGGCTATCTGTACTGTAAGTTCAGCCATTAGTCATCACCTCCGGTCGGTTCTGATCGTTTCGTCAGGCCGAGATCAAAGCATTTCTCTGCAAGGCTGTCTAGCATAACACAGCTGTAGGTACTCGATTCGGAAGAACCTAACAAATATATGGTCGATGAACCGTTTTCAACATGTATATTGCTAGCGCTCGTTGAATCTACACCACCAAACATAAAACGCATCTGATTTCCCTCTACATATCCGTATGGCGTTGATACCCCTGCATAAGTTGAGTTAAAACCAATCCTTGAAACTCGTGGAATTATAAACAGATCTGACGGGTTAGAAAATGAAGTGTTGGCTCTCTGCGCTGTAGAACTGGATGATATCAGATCTCCAGTCGCTTGATTGTATCGTGAGTGTGTTATTGCCAATATATACCGATATACGCCGTTTGACGTTACCGACAGCTGTGTCATAACAAGCTCAATTTTCAGCTTGCAAAGCAGCGGTGTAGCGCTCGAAGATGCTCGGTAAATTACATTATCCAGCTCTATGACAGTGCCAAAGCTATCGGAATAGGATATGGCAGGTGCTGTACCTGTATCCCACTGACAAGAATATCCTTGCAACGCTACCAGCGCTTGCCTTCCACCATAAAGAAGCTTTGTATTAGGATTAATGTCCGCCATAAGCTCCTGTTGTGCTACCCATTGATGTACGTTATTCGCATCTAGCACCGCAGCCGTCTCAACTTCCCACCCACCATCCGAAAAAACTATAGGTTCATCACCCATGTAAGCCTTCCATGTACCATCGCCTTGATCAGCATAGTGTACGGTCGTTGGATTTCGACTTGTCATAGCTGCATATCTTGCCGCCGTTGTCCTCATTACCGCTGAGTTGTCCAGCCGTGTAGAAATCATGTTCTCAACATTGTATATTCTCCCTGATGTACTGACCTGTCTGCTCTTAGTAAGGTTTGTTTGGCTTGTCTGTCCTTTGGCAAATTCAAGTTTAGGATTCCAAGGCTGCGACAAATCTGTTACCTTGCGAACAAGCCTGAAAGTATCATCAAGCCCGAAGAAGTCATTGACTATGCGATGATAGTTACCTATTTGGAACTTATGAGCGTTGTTATATCCAGCCTCATAGAGGTCTACCGCTTCGATGGATATGCTTGTAATGCCTCCGCTGAGTGCATCAGCTTCAGCCTTGCCTCTGCGGTACAGTTCCTGTATCATAGCATTGACTTCGGCTTCTGTCTTGTTTCCGTTATCAACGAGGTCTTCATGCAGTGATACCTTGTCTATGTGTCCGTAAGTGATGGATAAGAATTCGTTTGAGATTGCCTTTTCGTAAGAAGGGTCTGTCCATCCTTCATGATACTGAGGTATGCTTGATACATCGAGCCTTCTTCCGTTTACTCCTATACCTCCGAGAGGTACGATTCGTGTTATCCTGCCGTTTGATGTCGGTGAGGTCTCGATTTTCAGCGATTTCATGTTTGTCGAAATCGTTATCGGGTCTCCTGTTGTGCCTGTAGCTGTGCCATACCACATATTCAGTACATTGTAGCCAAATGCCCATGTCGGGTCACCGCCAACAGGTACAGCTTCGTCATTGTACGTTACCCAGATGTCCATACCGAGATTATTGATAAGGATATCCTGTATTAATGCCCATGTGGTGTCAACATCTCCACTGAAGGATTCATTAATGCTTGGTGCAGGGTAACAAGTACTCGGATAGTTGTACGATTCTGTTTCATCATTCCACGTACTGTTAGGTGGCATAAAGCCCTTTTTAAGTGTTGCAGCGATACTCTCTGCATTGATATGATGCAATTCAAGCATAGTTATAAGCACATCACGTGCATTCATGCCGCGATTATACTGCTGCAGTCGGTCTTCAACCTCTTTGGTATCGCAGATGCTGTCGCAGAGATAGGCAAGTTCGTTTTCGCATTGCACAGTGCGGTAAAGAATGCCGTCAGAACCCATATTCTCGGTAACATCGGCTACCCTGCCATTGAAGATGTACTTCTGCTCTTTTTCGCTCCATAAGCGTACAGCCGTTCTTGCCGGGAAGAACACATCCCAGCAAGGTGAGCCATAGTATACGTTAAATGTAAATGTAGATATGCCATTCCATACCTCATCAAGAGTGCCATTGATCTCAGTGCTGTTCATGGTGTTCCTGTAAGTTGTCCATGAATAGATGTAATTGCCCGGATGATCGGGGTCACGCGTTACCACGATATCGGGGTTTGCTGCATCTGGATCATATACCCCTGTATGCTTAATCTGTAAGCTATACAACGTCAGCACCTCCTGTCAAGCTTCTCCGAAATGGATACGCTGTAAATGTAGCCGTCAAATACGCCATGTTGAGATAGCCCTCTGACTTGTTTTCAACCTTGATTTCGGTGCATTCGCAGTCATCGAAGTAATATCCTGCCTCAAAGTTGTCAACTATACGGTCTGTGTCATGGCTGTACAGCCAAGCTTCGACCTGTGATATCTTAGTTCTCAAAGCCTGCGGTGTATCTTCAATGATTTTGAATTCGTATGTAAGCACACGCTCATCAAACATCAACACACCTGAGGCGCGTGAAGCCCTCACACGCCCCTGCCTGTATGGAAGTTTAATAGAGGGAGTGCGAGGCTTTGTATCGTTTACTTTTGTATTCTTTGTTATAAGTAAGTTAAAATCAGTCAGCGAATTCTTTCCATTAAAGGTTATATTTCGCAGACCTGTTAATGTAGCAAAACTCCTCATAGCTGTCTACCTCTCGTTGCAAGCATTATGTTTCTGCCGCTGATAACGTCAAGCAAAGGTGCAAGCACAGATGCCATCAGCTGTCCGTCAACGCTCAGATTGATAGTAGCCTGCCTGTCTAGCTGGCTGTCAGCCGCCTGTGTGTTAGCTGTTATGCTTCCAACACTAGGCTCGATATATGCACTCTCAGCCGCTGAATTTGCCATCATCATAGCCGATTCTTCTGCCATGCCTGCATTATCGTTGATACCAAGTGCAAAGCCTTCGGAGAAGAATCCGCCTAACTTTCGGAGCACCTTTGACGGAGAATGTTCGTCAAGAGCCTCTCTCACGCTTGCTATGGCTTCATTTGCCATATTTCTAGCTGCTGTGGATATCTCTGACATCACGCTTTCATCGTTCATACCGAGTGCAAAGCCTCTTGCGACCATACGTCCGATATCCTCAAATCGCCTTGACGGTGAGTGTGCATCCAATGTGGTCATGGTATCATCTATGGCTTCTTGTGCCATGTCTGAACCTGACTTTGCAGCTTCTTTCAGTTGTGCTTCAACGCCCTTTGCAAAGCCCTCATCAGCAGCAATACCCATACTGTAGTAAGCTTGCTTGAAGTCCTCTATATGCCCTTCTGGTACGCCTGCAAGTTCTCTCAGCTGATTCTCTATAGATGCTTTCTGACCTGCTACCATTCGGTCAGTTACGTTCTGTACGCTGGCTTTTGTATCATCCCAAAGCTTAGAGTATGCAGCCAGTTGTTCATCAGATGCATGATATAGAGCCATTACATAGCCATAGCTATCCAAGCCCATGTCCTTTAACTCTTGCAGTAATGATCCCGATATATCACGGCTTTCAAGTTGTTCGATACCTGTTGCCCAATTGGTCAAGCCGTCAGCGGTCTGATCAAGGTTTTCCCACATAGTATCAAAGCCTGCGTTGGTCTTTTCAAAGCCGCCAAAGAAGTTTATAGAGCTTTCAATGGCATTTCTTTGTTTTTCGACTAACTGATCATAAGTATCAAGCAGTGCGCCTATACTTGTAGCTGTTGATTCCGAGAGATCAACCATTTTTCCGTTAAGGCTTAGTGTTACACCTGCGATACCGTTGACTTCATCGTAGAATGTTTGAGCCGCACTACTGATCTGATTCGTATGCACAGCAACAAGTTCAACCGCTGAAGCAGTTGCATCCTCAACAGCTTCTTGCTCTTTAACGATCTGATCAGCAGATTTGCCGATGATAGCTGTCATATCATCGATTTCACCATTTATTTCTCTCAGATTAGCGCTGGCTGTTGTAAATGTATTATTTAAGCCGTTTTGTCCGCCGAGTTGCTTATTGACGGATTCAAGCTGCTTGTCAACTTCTTTTAACGCATAATCTGCGTTTGAAATTGCTTCATGCTTACTAGTTGGATCATCAAGAACTTTCTGCAGTCTTTCCTGTGTTCTGTACAGTTCATTTCGTCTGTATATAAGCTTGTTACGCTCAGAATTGGCATCATTATATGCCTTTTCGGCTGATATCTGCTTTTTCATCAAATCAACAAGATTTTCTCTTGCCGCTTCGACTTTAGCCTGTTTAAGATAGCTGTCCATAAGTTCATCAACAGCTTCTTTGTTGTTCTTTAGCTTGCCTGTCTGCTCATCGAACTGGAGATTTAAGCCTTTTACCTTGCCATTGAGTTCTTCAACAATTGCAGCCATCTGAGCCTTCTGCATGGATGACAGTTCTTCCATTTCGTTGAGCCGCCACAGCTGGTTATACAGATTCTTCGTTTCCTCTGCATCATCGGCTGTCTGTTGCATACGATCTTTGCTTGCCTGTACGCCTTCATTTACAGCTTTGTTGGTTTCCTCAATGCTGGCTACCAATTCCTTTTGTGCATCGGTCATAGCATTATCGCCATCAACAGTTACATCTATTGCATCTGTTTGTGCGTTGATATACGACCTCAGAGCCACTCCAGCCGCCACTACGCCAGCCGCAATTGCCGCGTAAGGGTTAAGTGCTGTAACAGCGTTGAACGCTTCCTGCGCCGTTGTAGCCGCCTGTATAGCCTTTACTGTTGTCATTATAGCTTGTACAGCCGCCGTACCCTTGACAACAGCCTGATAGGTCAGAAATGCCGCTACAGCACCCTTGACAGCCGCTTCTACGCCGAATATGTGCTTTGCCGTACTTCCCATTTCCTGTCCTATCGTAAGGTGGAGAGCTTCCATAGCACCTGATAATCCATCACGCCCAAAGCCCTTAGACATCTCACTGACAGCCTTTGAGCCGAACTGTGTAAACTTCCTAAGTGAAGGTGTTAAACGGTCTGAAACGGCTATCTGTGCGCCCTCAACGGCAGATTTGAACAGCGTGATATCACCTTGCAGGTTATCTAACTGTGTGTTAGCCATATCCTGCGCCGCTCCTGCAGCATCGTCTATCTTTCCGCTGAGTTCTTCGTACCTGTCACCGACATTGGCTATCATAGCCTCTGCAGCCTTCATATCACGTGCATTGAATATGCTTGTAATGACCTGATCTCGTTCAGCCTGAGTAGCAAGGCTATCCATGCCGTTTCTGAGGTCTATAAACACATCGTTAAGGCTTCTCATGTTGCCTTCCGAATCGTACAGAGATACTCCAAGCTTCTCCATCATCGCTGTTGCATCTTTGGTCGGGGACATCAGAGATGTAAGCATATTACGGAGATGTGTGCCGCCCTCTGCACCCTTCATACCATTGTCAGCGAGCATTCCGAGAATGGTTGTTAACTCTGTTGTGCCACCTTTCAGCTTCTTTGCTGAACCGCCTATCTGGAGCATAGCTTCACCAAGTTGTGATACGCTTGTATTTGATGAGGATGCGGTTTTAGCCATCTTGTTTACCAGCTCTGTGGTCTCGTCCATAGACAAGCCCAAAGCCGATTGAGCATCGGTTATCATGTCTGAGGCTCTAGCCAAGTCCATACCGCCCGAAGCCGCAAGATTTAACACATTCGGGAGCATCGTCATTGACTTTTCGGCATCATAGCCTGCAAGAGCCATGTAATTCAGCATTGTGTTATCGTAAAGGCTTTTTATCCCTTACTTCTTACAGTTCAATTCCTGTAAGTTCAGCATACATTTTCACTTTCGTGTCGGGCACTCTTGGACAGATTATATTTATTCACTGTCTATGCGTTACACTGTCTTATCGCCTTTCGCTATCGATAAGATTAGCACGGTGTTGGCATCTCAGCGTTCACCGTTTTTGCCCGATTTATAGACACCCTGTATATTAAGCGTCTGCTGCCTGGGTTGCACTAAACGCCGTTGAAGCACCCATATCCTGTGCGAAATCACGCAGTTCCTGCACTTCATCAACAGTTACGCCCATTGTAGCCGCTACCTGAGACATAGAACTGTCAAAGGTCATGCCTGCGCCGATTGATTCTTTTCCAAAGTCAACGATTGCACTTGTAGCACTCTTGATAGCACTTGCCATCAGATTTCCTATCATCGAGGCTTTCTGCATCTGTGATGCCAGCTCACTGGTCGATGATTGCGCCGTATTCATGCCTGTTGAGACCTGACTAAGATTGCTTGTGACGTTACTGCCAGCGTTCACAGCATTGTGCAAAGCCGCTTCATACTGCGATGTGTCAAGCGTTAACCTAGCTGATAGGCTCATTACATCAACATTAGCCATTGTTCGCCCTCCTTCCACATATTTTAGAGAATATATCGTTTGCGACATCAAGCGGATTTTGTTCTTCTTCCGGGGCTTCTTCTACTATCTGAGGTTCAACTATATCACGGTAACTTACCTTCATATAGTTGCCGCCATATGCTTTCGCTGTGTTCTGTGCTATGGCATTCAGCACATCGGTCAGATAGTATCTGTATGCGTTTTCCCTTGTTACAGACCGTATAGCATCACGGAAGTATTCCTGCCCGAATATCGCGTATTTATCGAGGTCTAACGATGTTATCAGTTCGCCGAACCGAATAGTCCCCAGACACTCAACGCCGAAAAAAAATCATTTATCCGCTGATTGCCAAGGAGGAGGATAGCTAAGTTAGTGATCTCGGTCGGAGACAGCTTTTCTATTTCTGCAGGTGTTGTAAAACACATTTTTGCTATGATATCCATAGTCATTTCCGTATTTTCAACGAATGTAGCCTTAAAAATATCGTCCCAGACCTTTTCAACGTGCTGCTTTTCGGCAGCTTTTTTTTCTTCTTCGGTCTCATTGCCTGTAAGTTCTATTCTTTGTCTGCGTATTTCTGAAATTTTCGTTGTTTTCAGAAACTTTTCGACATCGCCCTTTATTTTGTTTGCCTGCACCAGAAATTCTGTGTTAGTACAGTCCATGAGCGTTTTCATTTCGCTGACCTTTTCGGCTTTCTTTGCCATCGTTTTTCCTCCTATAAAAAATCAGCCTCCGCTTTTACACGGAGGCTTGGTTATCGATTATTCCTCGGCATTTACAACGATAGTGCAAGTATCGTTGAACTCTACGTTATCAACAGTGATCTGTGCTGTGATAATGGTGTCGCCCTCGCCTTCAGCAGTTACAACGCCGTTAGATACGGTTGCAACGCTTGAAGAGCCTGTTGACCATGTTACAACAGCATCAGCAGGATATGTGGTTGCTACCAGAGTTACGCTATCGCCATCGTTGAGTGTTACTGTGTGATGGTTCAGTTCGATTGCGCCCTGAACCTCGCCACTCTGAGGCGGTATCAGATAGTATTCCATAGGCATATCACTCTGTGCTGTTGCAGATACAAAGCCTGTCAGTGTGATGCCTGCTGTACCCTTGCTATCCTTTGTCGACTGGATAGACAGACCGTCTGTGGAGAAGGCATTCTTCAGCTTGATAGCAAGTGCGCCGCCGTTCAGCATATCGGTTACCCACCAAATATCTTTGAAGTCGGTCATTGCGATGTCCTTGCGAGGTACTATCTTCTTAACGCCGTTAGCCATCGTTGTTACTGTGGTTGCACCTATACCACGTTTGATGTTATCCTCGTTAAAGGAAATAGAGGTAAAGCCCATTGTGCAAGTATAGCCTGTTATCTCCTGACCTTCCATTGTGTTGTTAGGTGCGTTGTCTACGTCCTCAAAGAAGTCCTGCATAGTAGGTGTGCAAACAGGATTGATACCGCCTGTTGTTGCGCCGATAATATCAGCGTTGTTAGGCGGAGTATAGGGATTTGTAGGATCGAATGCACTCAGCAGTACGCCTGCATTCTTTTGAATCTGTTCTCTTATGTCACTGGGAATTATAGTAAACATTGACATAATCTCATAACTCCTTTCGTTATGTAGTGAAAAATTCCGCTGAGATGCTTAAAAGCATTCTGCGTATATTCTTGTTAGGATCGCTCATTCTCTGAGCGAATGGTGTTCGGCGTTTAAACCAGATATAGCCTGTATCGGTCTTTATCTCAGTGCCGCCGAAACCTATATTGTTGCTTATAAAGTCTGTCTTAGCAGTTATTTCAGCCCACGAATTGCCAGAATACCACACAGAAGCCGTCAAGGGGACATCGCCATCCTCAAAGCTTGCTATGGCTACCTCATACGTAATGTACGGAAGTACAGCATTCTGTGGTACTGTATTCTCATCGTACGCCCTAAGCCCGAAGCTGTTCCAGAATGCGTTTATCGCTTGCGCTCTATCCAATACAGCCAGCCTCCTTCCATGTATTGTAGATTTTCTGCCCTTGCAAAGCTATCCAATCTACAATTTCTTCATTTCTTGCCCAGCTAGTTGCATCGTGTGAATTGTCAGCAAGCCCACTTTCGTTCAAATAAGCATGAACTATCTCATGCCTATACGTTAATGCTTCCTGTTTCTTTATTGTTGTGGGGTCTTCTTTGTCCCAATCAGGAAAGGTGGACATATCGCACAGAACAATTGATTTTAAGAATCCATTGCAATATCCTGCTGCGTTATACTCCTTAAATTTCGGGTCTTCATCATATTTTTTTCTTTCAATATGATATTCAGTACCGAGAATGTTAAGTTTATCCATCTGTCACCGCCCCTGTCAGTGCGTATTCCTCTGCTTTGACTTCTCGCATATTCATCGGCGTTGTACTCGGAGTTGCGTGTTCATCTTTGCTAGTCACTCGATAAACGGCATTCGTTCCCTTACGCCTGAATATCTTATGCCATGTAAGAGGTACACTCTTATCCGTTGTCAGCGTATACACGCCTTTAACGCCGTCCTGCTCTGCTTTTTGGGCTTGTATGCTATCGTCAAGTACAAGCACAGCATCAAACGTTGCACCGGCTGTATAGGCTGTTGTATAGCCGCCGTAGCCATCATCTACAGTGCTTTCGTTGATAAACTCAAACTGACCATAGTTCTCGTTAGCCTGCATCAGTATCGGTAAACTCATACGCTGTTCAGCCTCCTCCACTTCCGCAGTCTATCAGCGAATACGCTCATATAGTCTGTTGAGTTGTAGCCATCAGCACCGCTTTGAGAGCCTTTAGAATAGCTGTAGCCTGCAAAGCTTTCTGACTGATACGGTGACATCGCTACGCTGTCAACGCTGTTGTATTTGGCTTTCCAGTCCTCGACATCCTTGCAATCCGCTAAAAATGCCTTAGATGGTGTCATTGCCCAGATACTGCCGCTGAATGCTTCGGGGACAAGTTCCGCAAGGACATCTGCCTTGTTTTCATAAACTCCATCATTAAACTTACTGCCTTTTATCCGAAACCACTGATTATCCGCAAGGAAGTCAATGTCAGATATCTGTCCGTTTTCGATGGTGTATGTTCCCGAATATATATCATCGTCTGTGCAGAAGAAGTTCTTGCACTCCAAACATATTTCGTAAACGTTTAAGTAGTCCATTTGTCACCGCCCTCATAGAAAGATAGCCGCCTGCGCTCTCACTCACAGACGGCTTATTATTATTTATCAGCTTTACGCCTTCTTTTAGGCTTTTCGGCTTTTACTTCTGTATCGATTGTAGGGGCTTTTTCAGCCGCCTTTTCCTCTGCCTTAGTGTTTACACTAGCGAGGTCGGAATCAGCCTGTATGGGCTTGTCTATGCGCTTAACGCCAGCAAATACCATGCTTACTCCTCCTCACAAGTCAGACCACTTAAGTCAAAGGTCTGATAGCTGGTAAACGAACCGTTAGAAGTTACGATCTTAAACTTTTGTGTATCCTTGTCGGTAATCTTGAATACGCCCATCTTGTCAGGATCGTTGATTATCTCAACAAGACCGCTGCCCTGTGAAGGTTCAAGACCTACCTTAACGGATGTTGCATCCGGGTCAATATCGCTGAATGCCAGTGCAAGGAAGTTGCCTGCACCCCAGTCAGTCACAAGCTGTCCCTCTGCAAGGTATTTCAGCGTACCAGTGATGGCATTGTTAGCTACTGTTACTCCTGTCTGGAGATCACTTGCAGGTGTCCCCCAAAAATCCGTGTCACCGTCTGGAGCATCTACGGCAACACTTAGGAAGGGTTTATTGTGCCCTTTACAACGCCAGCCGCATACTCAACAAGGATATCGATACCGCAAGCAACGAGGGTCTCAACCTGCATTCTCTCATTGGTTGCATAGCCAGAGTTGATGCCGATGAAGCCTGTCTCATCTGTGGTCAGACCAAATGCCTTAGAGAGATCACCGTTCATATTCAGATAGTACATTACAAGGTTTTCCTTTGCAGTTGCAAGGAATGTACCCTGAGTTACCTGAGATGTGATTACCACAGTGCCGAGACCAAGAAAATCCTCGATGTAGTTCAGACCGAATGCGTTCTGAGTTGTAATAGCAGCTGCGCCGAGATATGTTGCGATATCCATAGGATTAACGAAATATACAGGTTCTGCCGCATCATTCTCAAACTTAGTCTGAAGCTGTCCCCAAGCAGCAGCCAGTGCGCTCTGGAGGTCTACACCTGTAGCAGTTGAAGCACCTGTGATAGTGCCGTTCATGAATGTGAACAGTTCACTTCTCACGTATGCCTGTGCATCTCTCAGCATCTTAGCATCGGTATCTCTTACTGCAGACTCATAGCCGCTCTTAACGATAGCTTCAGCGGATGCAGCTTTTCTCCACTTCTTAAGGGAGATAGCACCAACTGCTGTCTTTGTCTGCTCATACTCAGACAGAGGGATGATCTCGCCTTCTGCTACATCGCCGTCTTCCAGTGTGCCATCGATGGTGTACATATACAGTGTAGTGCCTTCCTGCATGGGAATTCTTCTTGTTACACCGATTACCTCAAGGAACTTGTTGAGGTTTGTGTGGGTAAATCTTCTAACGAAGTCTACCTCTCTTACTTTCTTCATGTTGTCAGCAACGATCAGGTTCTCTTCTGCTGCGTTAGTTACGTTGATAGGATCAGCCATAGTTTAATACTTCCTTTCTCTATTTCCCGATTCCGAGTGCCTTCATGTTCTTTGCCATTGCCAGCTGTCTCTGTTCGGGGTCTTTTATTTTGTCGATTTCGTCCCAAGTCATGCCGGCATTTCCACCGCCATTTGCAGGAGGTGTAGCAGGATTTGTGCCTGTTGTCTTCTGTTTTGGCGTGTACTGAGGATATGCAGTTGTTATCTCGCTGAGTATATCTGCAAGGTTAGTCGCCTTGCCATCCTCACCGAATTCAACCTTGCTCGCATAGTCCTTCTTACTGTCGAAAATTACCGTCATGGCTTCGTCTGAATACTTGCCGTTTTTCAACTCTGCTCTCAAAGCGTTTTCCTTCTTAGATGCAGTTTCCTTTGCCTCATAGTCAGATTTCAGCTTTTCGATGTCCGCCGCTGTGATCTCAGACTTCGACTTGTATTCGTCCCTGTCCTTCTCAGCCGCTGTGAGTTTGTCTTCAACATCCTTAAGACTTTTCTTTGTCTCTTTGAGTTCGTCCTTTACCTTGTCAAACTCAGATGCCTTGTTATTTGCGGTCTCAAGTTCGGTTTCAAGGTCTGATATTTTGGATTTCAGTGCTGTCGTTGTCGCAGTGTGTTCTGCGATAAGCTCGTCAATCTGATCAGGCTCATAGCCCTTGCTTTTTAACCACGATCTCGTCATTGCCATAGATATTACTCCTTTTCTTCGGTGGCAGTTCTTCGCCACTATGGTCTTTGTTGTCAAACTGCGACTCTTTGCAGCTTGTATCAACCATTTCCGCTTTGGAAATAGTTCATATAAACAGCAAAGATAAAGAGCGAACCATCAAAGTTCGCCCTTTAAAACCGTTTCAATTAATCGCTTGTATTCGTCTTTGTGTTCACTCACTGCATCACGGAGAAAGCGGTTAGCTTCCATTGTACCGCCATTCGGCAGATGCGCTCCCTCATGTACATAGATACCATATTCCACATTTGTCCCTACGTAAACGCTATGTTCGCCTTCTGCCTTTGCTATCTTGCCTTGATATGATCCGCTTACTACAGGTACTGGATTGCCATGCTTATCGTGTCCGTCATTCTGATAGGTCTGCCCATGCGTTTTCAGCACTATCGGTATCTCTCCTGCAATGGCATAAGCTATGGAGTTACGCAGTAAGCCTGTATCAACTCTTCTAGGGTCTCTTTCAAGGTTGAGTATCGCATAGCCTGCCGCTTGCACACCTACAGCTTCAAGGGCTTTGTCGATGTTTTGATTAAGCGCATTGAGGATATCTCCGCTGTGGTCTTCAATGTGTATATCAATACTCACTTTTTCAGCCTCCTTTGTGCTTCTCTCGCATTACGCTTGTACTTCTGGATATGAGCGCCGCGTATAGCATTACCGACTTTCTCTTGATGTAAGATATCCTGCGATTGCGGCTTTGCTTTACGCCATTCATCGTAGGTCATCTGTGTGCCATCATCGTTATATGCGCCCATTGCTCGATTAGCGTTGATATCACGCTCAAAGCCCTGTATCTGGGCTATCAGAGTGCATCTGCAGTTATATATATCAGCTGGGTCTCCTGCTGGGTCTCCCGGATACTTCAACTCTCCGTACTCGGTCACAAACACATCATCATTCTGTATTGTTACGCCGTCTAGCAATCTGTGAGCGTGTCTTGTCCTGCTGTCAAGCGTTGCCACCCACGTCTTTTTCATCTTAATACCCTTGCTTTCGGCTCGATTAAAAGCATCCATGCGCCCTGCATTTTGTGCTGTTGTAGCCATTGTTCTTGCATTTCTGATGCTTGCTTTGCGGTTTCGGTCTGCTACTTCCGTCCTCAGCCGCTTTGCAAGCTTTGGTATGCTCTCGCCTTGCAGTATCCCTTGAAGCATAACAGATTGTATCTGCTGATTATTCCATAGGATATCTTTCCCTGCTGCTATTCTTTCTGAAAGAGCCTTGCCGGGCATTGGCAAAAGCCGCGGATTCTCTCGCATGATGTTTTCAACCGCTTCACGGCTGTATAGCGTGTATGAGGTATTAATACCGCTCCCGACCTCACAGAGATATGTGCCATAATCGTGATTGATAGCGTACACTTCGGGCATATAGCCGTCAATAATGCTTCTTGCTATCAGATTGGTATTATGCATATCTCTTGCAAGCTGATTCCTCAACTTTATCCATCGTTCACCGACTATCAGCTGACCTCTTCGCCATTCCTGATACTCTTTTGGTGTTATCAGACCTGCTTTCAGTTCATCGCGCTTCAGCTTGTCTTTCACAGAAAACCGCCTGAAATAGTCATCGCACTTCTCGGATATCTCTTTGCTTGCCTGCCGATATACCTTGTTGATGCGTTTCTCCATCTGCTTGATGATCTTGTCGGTATCTTCATGTCCTATATCAGCCATGCTATCAGTCCTCTGTTATCAGTCCTTCTCCGAGATGGATATCATCTTCATTCATCGTCTGTATCCTCCTGCATCTGTGCCATTGCCATAGCTTCAGCTATCTTTGCCTGCTGTATATTTTCAAACTCATCTATCTTGCCCTGTATCTCGCAGAGTGTCTTTGTGGTTGCTTCATCTCCTAAGAATGGAGCTGCCGCTATAGCGTTGTTTGTAGCCTCTGTCGGATTAATAGATACATCGCGCTGATAATGCCATGTTTGATTTTCAAAGCCTAATAGCTCAAACAAGTCTGTCAAGAACTGATCTACATAGCTTTCCATCTTGTCACACTTGCGATTCAGTGAGGAATACGCCGATTTGATTTCTGTTGCTGTCATGTTCGCCGTTGTGTGCGATACGTCAACGCCCTCCATATCCTCAAAGAGCTGTTTTCTCAGCCTGTCAAGCAGTTGTCCTCTTGCATCATGCTGTATCTGTATTTCATGTGGCGTTGCTGTTGCTTCTCCGCTTGTATGCAGTACGTGAGTTTTAATGAGGTCTGCAAGGAAATTGACATCATCTTGCTGTGACATACCGTCAGCATTGTTTATGATCCAATACAATAAATTCCAATCAACCTGATTTGCAAAGCCTGACAGCGCCATGTTATAGGCTGTTATCGTTGCTTCATTGCCTATCAGTGAGGATTGATTGTTGATATAGCCCATACGCACAATAGGCAGAGAGCCGTAATTTTTGCCCTCAGCCGCATAAACGCCCTGCACATCATTTGACAGATTATCAACGATATATGCGCGCTTTTCCTGTGATACATACAGCGATACTCTTTCACTGCCATCTTCACCGATTTCTTTGTATTCGGTGTACTCTGTGTAGCCGTCAACCTCATAGAGCGTTACCATGAGCGGTTTATCGGGTGCTAATCTCCAGTACTTAATGCCCGCCATTACAGCGCCTGAGCGCTCATCTTTCAGCGGTATAAAGTAAGGCTCATTGCCATCTATCTGACAGGCTATACACATCGGCACAATGCCATCAGTTTCAACAAGGGCATAACTTTCACCGTCATTTGCCGCATATCGTACAAGCTTTTTGATATCGTGGTCAAGGTTGTTCGATAAACGCTCTTTTACTGCTTCATCGTCAAAGCTGATACCATTACCAAGCAGATATTCAACAGCTTGATCTATCAGTACAGCGTAAAAGTTACACATGATCTTATGATTTGGGCTTACCTCATCAACGTGCGGTCTGCCTTGGATGTCATACACTATGTTCTGATATGCCTCTATGTTCGGATCATGATGTCTATAAAACAATCCTGCTTTGTGTCCCTCGCGAAATACAACGCTGTTTTCATGGTCACTTATGCAGGCATAAATAAAAGAGATACGGTTTGTTTCATTCTCACCGCATCTCTGTAAATCCTGATATGTTTTTATTGGTCTCGCCTCCCTAGCCATATCTGCCGAAGCCGCGTGTTGGCTTGTTATCTAATCGCGGCTTTAATATCGAGAATGCAAAGTACCTCAAATCGTCCATAGCGTGATCGTTCTCTTTGATAACGCTGTCAACGCTTGATTTGTCATTCCAAGAGTACAAGCCGAATTCGCGTATGATGTTTACACAGCTTCTGTGTATCTTTATATTGCCATTCTTCAGCATCGTTGAAGTGCATCGGATACCGTCAAGCACATCATTGTTAGCTTTTAACACGGCGTATCCTCGCCGCCTCAGCGTTGTAATAAAGCTTGCCGCTGATGGGTCACATACTACCTTGCTAATGTTAAAGCCCTCTGCAAGCTGATCTATATCATCTGCGTATTCTTCATCGGTTTTAAGCACCTGTTCACTTCTGCCCGAATAGTAATACTCTTTGATTCTTACCGCCTTATTGCCTGTTACACTCCAAAGCCCGGCACTGAATGCATTCAATGTACCATAGTCTATTGATATAAAGTATTCAGCGCCTTTTGGCTGTTCATCGGTTATATTATCTTCATCGAATTGATATACAAGCCCCTCTGCAAGCACCCATTCACCAAGAATGTACCGCTGATAGAATATCCCTGTATACCATGATTTGTATTCAGCAATTTTATCTTCACTCAATGACGGATTATCTTCCAGCAGGAAATGCAAATGTAAAGCGTTATGCGCTTCTGGCTGCATTATCCATTCATTGTAAAACCAATGTGACGGGCTTTCGGGGTTGCAGTTGAACCATAGCCGTGAACCTGTCACAGAACATCGAGAAATAGCCTGTAATACAAAATTCTGAGGCATAAGGGCTACTTCATCAAGCAGAATTCCCGCCAATGTACGACCTTGTATAAGCTGATATGAGCTTTCATCTTTTCCGCCGAATATTTCAAACACGTTTCGCTTGTTTCCGCAAGTGATCGTCATTGTTTTATCTGAGGTATTCCAGCGGATATCATATCTTTTTTTATCATACCTAACTGAAAGATACGGTTCAATGATGTTCTTTCTCGCTGAGTTAACGGTCTTACCACAGATACCAAACCGCTGACCGTTGAAGTTTTCCATAGCCCAGCGAACAAATGACATTATCATGAACATCGTTTTGCCTGAACGGATAGCGCCGTCAGCTATAATGCAAGTATATGAGGTATAAGGAAATGCTAATATTGCTTTCTGCTTATCACTTATCGGCATTATCCTCACCCTTTTCAAGTGTCCCTGCAAACTCTTTCAGTGATTGAGTGAGAGGGTCATCTTCAACCTCATTGCCTATATCATTAATTTCGGGCATATCACCAACAAGCGCCTTGTAAGATTGTGCAAGGTCGTTAAGTCGGTATTTCTTACCTGATACTATCTTAGCACCGTCCTCTGTTCGCTTTGTCTTTTCGTGATATGTTTCTGTTCCCATGTCTTCTGGTAAAGCATCGACTTCTTTTTCAATGCGCCTTAAAAGCTTCTGTTTTATGCGTAAAGCGATCGTTGCATTGTCTGCTGCAATGTTTGCTACTTTTTGTGTTGATTTTATCATGCTTTTATCATGTGCGGTTTCTCTTTGCTTAGCCCACTCTTCTCTTCTGGCACGGTCAAGCAAAGTCCCCATTGGAACATTATGTTTCTGTGCAAGTGCCCTCTGGCTAATTCCACCGCCTATATATTCAGAACGAATAGCATTCCAATCAACCTTTTTATCAGCCATTGATCATCACTTCACTTATTCGGCATTCAAGCAAGCCGAATGTTGTATAAGGCTTTCCGCCTGCTTTTGCCATATTCTCACCTCATTTGAGTATAAAAATAGCACCCCGCCGAAGCAGAGTGCATTGTGCCTTTAATCCCATTTAAGTTTGTTTTTAAGCCATTTCTTGCCCATATCTGTTGTTAATGTTCTGCCTTTTGATACTGATGGGTCAAGTTGACGTACAAGTTCGTCTCCTAACTTGCTTATTGTATTTCTATCTCGCAGGAGATTTCGCTTGTCGATGACAGATGATGCGTTTTGAGTTTCGCTCAGCATCGCAGTAAATGAGTTTCTAAGCACCTTTGCAGCTTCTCTTTTGCCGCTGTCTGTCTTTTGTGCATCTGCTTTTTCTCTCGCGTTGATTGCTTGTGTTTGCGGATTAAGGAATGTATACTTAATGTCTTTATTGCCATTAAGATAGTCAGAGAGATTATTCTCTTCACGTGTTCTGTTTGCATCAAGCTTCTGATTGTATGCATTAGATGCAGATAACTCCCATGCATCAATGTTTCTGTAAACGTCTTGTTCTATGTCTCTAGCATATTGTTTCTGCTTCTCTGAACCATCATGGTTAAGAGTCGAGACCATTTCATCAACGTTTGTCTGATTTGTTTTAATATACAGGTCATCATAAGATGGTGTTGCTCCGTTTCCTCCGCCACCAGAACCACCTGCTCTACTTGCACCCCAATTCGGCATATTACTCACTCCTTAAAGTTGTCTCTGCATTGTCTGTACCAATCAATGATGTATTGCCCTTTTTCGATCATCAAGTCCGCAAAGGATTTGCCTTCCACTGTTTTGGCAAATATCTGGTTTTGCCCAATAGCCTTGAATGGTCTGTAAGTGTCTGTTCGCTTCATTGCTTCTGTCGGTTCAGGTGGTATATCGTTCAATGCGAGGTAATTTGTGTTGTACTTGTTACGCCTAAAGCCCTCTAAGCCGTTTGTAGCGCAGCATCCGCATTCATCTGTCCAATGCCCCATGCCATCTTCGCAAAACACATTCTGCAAGCCGTATTTGTGGCATTCTTGTTTGATTTCGCGGTATTTTGGCACAAGCAGTTCAAGTGGAAAGAAGTAATTGCCGCCATACCGTGTCATGCCTTTGGTCTTCTTTTTGGTGATATAAGAGCCTACCATAACAGCATAAGCACCTGCCTCTGCGTATCTTGGTATCTCAGCCATTATCTGCTTGTGGCAATCCGGGAAGTAAGGCACAACGCATACTACGATCCTCGGCACTTTGTCCGAGAGAAACGTTATAGCCTTCAGGCGTTCTTCATAGCTTGGTGCGCCTTTTTCCAACTTGTCATACTTACTGCAAGCCATTGATACTTGCAGATTGACGTTGCATTGCTTTATCAATGTCAAATACGGTTCTTCCGTCAGCATCACTGGATTTTTTGTCCGAATGATAAACGGATACTTGCTTTCTGCAAATACCTTTAAGCACTCCAGAGATATCTTGTATTCACGCTCAGCCACTTGAAAAGGGTCTGTATTGCCGCCCATTTTAAGCGGTATATCCCAATCGCACCAGCGTGTATCACAGCCTCTTCTACCCTCTGTGAAGTGTTTAAGCTGTGTTACCGATGATAAAGGCTCAACAGTGTCTATCGTGTGCTTCTGCTTTACAAAGCAGTATAAGCAGTTATGCGAACAGCCTCGATATGTGTCAAGATTGATAGGATAATCGCAGGTTAGGCATTGTAATCCGCAGGAGATCATGTGCCATCATCCTCCGCCTCCTTGATTATCCTCTCAATAACATCATTCTGATGCTTACTGAGATAGCTTATTATTGCTTTTTTCTTATCTATCGGGAATGTAAACGTCTTGTTAAAGAAGTCCCTGTCATCATCGTTCTTGTCATATCCGCCGAAATCCTGTATATCATCAACAGAGAACATATCGGGGATATCGATGTCAAAATCGTCCATGTCTATATCTTCGATTTTGTCTAATTCCTCACTGAATAAGTCCCAATCCGTATCACCTTTGGCTATCTCGTTATCAATTAGCCTGTATGCCCTTATTTCATCCTCTGTGAGGTCATCGACTAACTCACAAGGCACAGATACCATGCCTAATCTCTGCGCCGCTAAGAGCCTGCCATGTCCACATACAACCACATTGTCAGCATCGATGACAATAGGCTGTCGAAGTCCGTGTGTCAGCGTAATTGACTTAATTATCTGCTGTATCTGCTTTTCTGTATGTATTTTCGGATTGTTTTCATACGCTATCAGATCAGCTATCGGCTTTTCGACTATGTTCATGGGCTCACCTCTTTTGGCATAAAAATCACCGCCCCGATTTTTCGGAGCGGTTAAAGGAGAATTAAATGAAATGGTTAGAAAAAGATGGAAGGATAGATAGGGAGAACCGAGGATTTGAACCTCTCGCTGCTAGTGCGGATAACAGCTTTGCACAGACCTGATGCTCATGGTCTTACGTTCTCCATAGCCTCCGGGTACTACAACATAATGAGGATTATGTTCCGGGGGCGTTTACTATGCAAGAAAAAGAAATTTCCTAGCCCCGAAGGGCTGTACAGCTTTTGACGAACTGCATTAAACGTCGGATTTTTTAACTATGATATATAGATTTTGGGGTGAGAATATCCGCAAACTCATTGCCGTCTTTGGTATCTGAATCCCTCAACGGCAAAATTTCCTTGAAGGAGGTGAATGTGTACTATCTGCACTCTCTTTATCTGTTTTCCCATTATAAATATACCATAGGATTTTCGGACATTCAAGTACTTCCTTTAGACATTCTTAGACATCCAATGTAGAAAAATTAAAGATTAGTTTGTTCAATTTGTTTAATATAACGAGCAACATATCTCTGCAAAGCTACTTCGCTCTCTTCGCCCATTGCGTGTGCCGTGTTTCTCCAGCTTAATCCTTCTTTGCAGTTGAGTTCCAGTGCCTTGCGTACTCGGTATACAGGTATAGCCGCTATGTAGTCATCTATCTCCGCTATCTTGCGTTCAAGTTCCTTCCTCTGGGCAAGCAGATTGATCGTGCCTATACCGTGAATGTAGCCTTCCACCGATACTGTCACCTGTTCATGTGCTGGTTCACCGCTGTCACCTAACACAGCATCATGTATCTCCTTGCTTTCAAGTTGTCTATCAACACAGTCCAGCATCTCGGTCAATGCTCTATGCTGTCTTAACTCTTCGATTTTCAATTTATCACCTCCCTTCACATCGCGAGAATTGCGCTCTATGACGTTTGTTTTTTAGCTAGGTGTTTATACTAGCTTTGCCCTTACGCTTGAATATGGGCTATCTCCATTCGTTCTGTGATGTATTATTATTTGCTTTCTTATACATCCCAAGACCGTCCGTATAGACCTCTATAGCCATCTGGTTCATTAACCCTGTTCTCACAGCATACTGCCTGTGACTTTTGCTCTTTCAGCGGACACCAGAAAGGACGATAAACCTGTGTTGTTCTGCCTTCCTTATCTGCTTGGCATCTGCCATTCTCGTGATCTGCGCAAGGGCAATCATAGCAATTTTCAGGTATTTCTTCCATTGTTGATATTATTATACTCATGGTTCTGCCTCCTCGTTCAAGAATTTTTGTATACAATCATCACAATCATGCTCATCCATAATGCATCTTTCACGATTTATTCCTATCTGATACTCCCCTGTGATACATTCGATGATACAGGCATAGTCACCACTTTGTATACTGATGTTTAGATCCCTCATCTTGTCATATGTATCACGGTTCAAGTCGTACTTCTCACGGTTTGTCATCGTTGTCACCTTCCTCGCTTTTGACCCATTCTTCAAGGGTTATTTCTTTTACAACTCGATGATTTGTCCAGCCGATAATATTGCGGATATACTGACACAGCAATTCACGTATATCTTTTTCAAGATAACCGTATCCCATGTCCAGACGATTGAGAAAGTCATGAGATATTAACCCTTCATCTGTGTACCTCTGAGTTACGCCTATATTGTCCGGGCTTATATTAATAGGCAAGATTCTGACTTCAATAACTTTTCCTCCAAAGGCCGAATTATATTCATATTTACGAATACAATACCTCGTACTTATTCCGTTTACTTCCTTTGGTATCTGTTCTTCACAAATATTTTCAAGTGCTTCTTCAATTGTCATTCGCCGTCACCGTCCTCTCCATACATCGCTCTTATAACTTCAAGAGCTTCCCACATATCATCGTATCCGTGCAGTACCGCCATATGAATAGCCGCGATATCTTTAACTTCGTAAATATGCCCATTAACTATGGCACTGTGTTCGGCTTGCTTAAGCATAGCAAGTATCTCATCAAGTTCTCTGTTAAGTCTTTCATCATTCATTTGTTGTCACCGTCCTTTTTCTTTTCGACTACTATGTCATTATGTTCGAGCAAATACTCCCCATTGAACTCAAACGCATTTAGAGATACAGATGTGATACTGTTTGATTCTATCTGTACTCCGCAGAATGGGCAGCCGCAGTTCGGGCAATAGTTGTCGTTAGCCCAGTTGTGGAAAGTGCAACCACATTCACTACACATATAGTGTTCATTGATGTTTTGTCCCGGGTCGCTGTTTTCAATCCACCGCCCATGCTTCACAGGCTGAACGTCTGCGGTCGGCTGTTCATCAATCAATTCTCTTGCTGTTACCTCATTATCATAAAAGCGCGTTAAGTCTTTTTTAAGTGCATCTGCATCAATATATCTCGGCATTATTCATTACCTCCGTCATAACTATTCTCCTTAGTGTTCTTTGGTTTCAGGCAATCTATCATCAACGCTTATCCAGCCGTTTACAAGCTCGGCTTCGATGGTAGGCATACTATCAATCGTGTCTGCTATCACACACCCATACACCGTGTCTGTTGCATCTGGCTTGCAATCTTGTTCATCACAGTGTTTACAAAACTTCTCTTTCAGCGCATCAGCATCAATTAGTCTCATGAATAATACCTCCCGTCTGTACATATTCCGCTTATCTCGCAATATGCTCTATAATCGCTCTCTAACATAAGAACAGTGTCATATCGTTTGTATTTTTTACATAAGTCACGACACATCTTCACGGGTTCTTTGCGACATATAGTGTCGTCATATCCGTGATAAGACATATCATCAAGTGTATAAAGTTCCGCATCGTCAAGGACTTCGGTGTATCCTCCGAAACAACGTTCCTCGTCATCTTTTGTGCGCTTGTATCCCCATAGCGTGCAAGGCTGCCCGAAACGCCACTTGTATTCAGTGTGCTTAATACTAATAGCTACATATTTTCTGTCACTCATTGTTTTCCCTCCATCTCATCAACATATTGTCCCCACTGCTCTGCCATAGCTTCTGCGATACCCTCAAAAGTTTTAGACCTCTGCCGTGCACGGTCTGTTGTGAACATTCCTCTGTGCTTTTCTCCGTGTTTTTTGGAATAACTTCCAGAGGGACACCATGTCGCGACAGGCTCAACAACATTTGTTGCTTGCAGCGGTGGCAGATTTTTCAGCCATAAACACGTTCTTTTAGTGTAGGGATGCCCAAACATATAAGGCTGAATTATCTGTGTGTATTTCGGCAAGCAGAATACAGATGAAGGTATAGGATTTTCGACCGCTATTTTATCACAGTTCGCCCAGAGAAAGCGCAAAAAGAAGTGTGATGCTTCAATCCCTTGCCTTAATCGTTCCTCATTTAGCGTATGAGTGCCGCCTCTATAGAGATGTCTTGCACCTGCATTGCTGATATATGTGCAAGGCGGATGCGCTATCAGTATATCCCACTTAGGCACAATGTGATACTTTCCGTCCATCGTCTGAAACGATATCCCCCCCGCATTTGAGCCGATGAGTTCTAGTGCATCACCCTGAATGTGCCACTCGGGATGTCCTCCGCTAGGCTCTTGAATATCACAGCTATACGCTTCATGTCCCCGCTTACGAAAGGCTATACATACTCTTTGACTTTCCTCACAAGCTACTAAAACTCTCATGTGCTATCCTCACCATCTTTCTTGAAATCAGCCGTCATGTCGAAGTATCGGTAAATCCAGGGGTTAAACTTTCTCCCGCGTTCCGCTTTCTTGTACTCCTGCTTGCGTTTTTTCTCTTGCCGCTTAGGTCGGTTTTTATTCTTGCTCACTTTTGTACCTCAACCCTCACAGGAAACTCCTTGACAACGTCAATTCCGTACTTTTCCTTGACTACATCTATCAGATCGGTCGGGTCAAACTTGTGATGCAATCTTGACGGATTTTCCATAAGTTCGTCAATGTCGTGTATGTGTTCACAGAACCGTTTCAGCCGCTTCTCGCCGTACCCCTCGCACGTTGCCAACGTATACAAGACCATAGCGTATAACTGCGGTATAATCTCGGCAGCGTGTTTCTTGAAGTACTCAGGCTCAAGCCTTTCCATCTCAGCCACAACTTCTCGCTTGATCTGAGGGAAAGTTGTCGGCGGAGTGTGAGCCTTAACGTGCTTATGTGCTTTCATGATATCACCTCTAAGCCTTCAAATTTGTTCTGTATGGCGTTTGTTTTCTTCTAGGGTAACTTTACCGCCCTGCGTATTAAAATCGATTCTAGGCGGTTCTCCGTTCGTCTGACGGCGTTTTATAGCATCAACGTCCGCTGAACTTGCTTTCCGCCACTTATGCTCACTGTTATCCTGCCGGCTTCTCATGTGCGCTGCTTGCTTCACAAGATACTCATAGCACTCAGCGCACAGCTTGCCGCTCTCAATCGGCTTGTAACATCGTGTGCAGTATCCCTCGCCTCTCAACTCTATCGGCATCATACCTTGCCGGCGATTGTACTCACGCTGTTCACTGCGTTTAAGTGCTCGGCACACAGCACAATGAGCGTGTTCGCCGTCCGTCTTGCGCTTTCCGCATCTTGTGCAAATGCCCGATGCCTTAAGTTCCTCTCGGCGCTTTTTGCTATATTCTCTCTGGTATTCTCTCTGGTATGCTTTGCGCTCTTCGGATATTGGCTTGTTCCTATGAGCCTCATTGTCTTTCATTCGACACTCCAAGCATCTCTTGTATCCTTTTTGCAGGTCGTTTCTGCCGCAATGTGGGCAGATGCCGTGTGCAAGATACCATTCTCTGCGTTCTTTGTCGGTCATACTGCCTCACGTTTCCTTAAACACAAACTTACCATCTCTGCAATACTTGTTCTTCAACAGCTTGCGCTTGATGATGTAGTCCTTGGTCTTATGTCCTTTGCTGTCTTCGATTACTGTTACGCCGTTCTGCACATACACGAAGTCCGCTATGTAGTCTATCTTGCGCTCATTCGGCATATTCTCATACTGCCTTGCCGGAAGAAGTTCAAACTTGACCTGTGTCTGCAAACTGCGTATCTCTCCTGCCCTCTGCATCAGATGCAGTTCGTTACATCGTATAGCCTCACGCTTGCTGTCGTGTATATGTCCTGATCCGCATTTAGTTTTATTGCTATGATATTTGGTCATTTCCATGCTCCTTGTATTTTCCTTCGGTCTTCTCCATTGAGTTCTATAGGATAGCCATATTGATATATTCGTGACATGATTCTTTCAAGCTGTTTGTCTTTGGGATTTACCGTCTCTTCTGTTGTCATATTTGTGGTTATTATCATCGGCTTCTTCGCAAGATATCGGTCGTTAATAACCTGGTACAGTATTTCGTACATATAGCCGTTCTTGCGCTCGGCTGCCAGATCATCAAGCACAAGAACATCATAGCTTTCGTATTTCTTGTATACTGCCATCTTGTCCTCGCTACCGAATACCTCAGCTTCGATGTCAGCTGCATTCGCCATCTTCACAGAGTATCCTTTTGCCAGCATCGCATTTGCGATACACGCCGCATAGAACGTTTTGCCCGTTCCTGTCCCGCCATAATAGAATATCCATGATATAGGCTTGCCCGACAGTACATTGCGCTCGTAGTTGTTCACCCATCTTCGAGCGAGATTCGATGCTTCAATGGTCGGGCTGTCGTCATGGTCGAAGGTCATAGATGCCATGCTGGGGCTCTTAAAGCACTCGGCTTTGATTCTCGGCATTTCCGCCTGCCTTTCGAGCCTTGCAATTTCAGCCTTGATCTGCTTGCGTTCTTCTTCTTTGCATTTGCAGATACACCAAACTTCCATGCCGTGTGGATATACCTTGAGCATAGCAGGCGATTTGAAGTACTTTATGTTTTTGACGATCTCGCCGCATTTCTTGCATCTATACGCGCCACTTGCGTCCTTATACGTCTTGATGCCATCATTCAGCTTTTTGGCTTTATCGCTTGATTCCTGAAAAATATTCTTTATTTCATTTTCCATAGTTTCACCTTTTTCGGTTTAGAATGGCAGGTTATCCCAGTCGATTTCTCTGTGTTTTGGCTGTTCTTCTTTTTTTTCATCGTCTTTGTCATTGAAATTGCCGTCAAGCACCTTGCAGAAGTTAGTGTCATTCATCAGCCAATCGAAGTTTGCACTCCAGTTCCGCTTGTTGCTCCCTTTGAGGAATGAACTTCTTTCTGCCTTCTCAAAAACTTCTCTGACTTCATCCATGCTGTGAGTTCTCAGCCTTGCATTGATAGCTTTACGTCTGTTATCAGATATTGATCGTACTCTCGGATAGCTTTTGCAGATATCATGATAAAGATTTACCACATCAGTGGCTGAGATTTTCGGCTGTGGGTCAACGCCAGTTGACGAAGAATACGTAGTATTCTCTTCTAACCTATCCTTACCTATCCTATCCTTACCTAACCTATCCTCGGTTGTCATTTGGTTGTCAGTTGGTTGACAGATGGTTGTCAGTTGGTTGACAGATGGTTGATTTGTAACAATCTGTACTTTCAAATCTCTGTATATCCCAGCATGATACCTGTCTTTTCGTATTGAGTTGTTAGCCTCCCAATCAGTTAAGTAAGCTATCAAGTCTTCGTCATCAAGGATTTGAACATATCCTTTAGCTACAAGCACTCTGAGATCATCTTCTCTGGCATTTGTTAGCCGCATTACGTTCCATGCTTCAACTACGCCGTCATCATCTGCCGCCATACCCATCTGAAAGTATAGTTCTCTTGATGATACTGGCATTTTCAGAAATCTGCTACCTTGAACTATTGACTTTGCAAACATTCTTCTCTCTGCCATTATCCGTTATATCCTCCGAAGCCTCCAAAGCTTGCTTCATAGCTGTTTTCGCTATTAATATAGCCACTATCATTTGAAGCAGGGTCTGTCCCATAGTTATTTGCCTTTTCGCCTGTGAATGATGCACTGTCCACATATACCTCAGTGATATAGTGCTTTGTGCCGTTCTTATCTTCGTAGGTTCTTGACCTGAGTTCGCCCTCAACAGCTATCATCTTGCCCTTGCCAAAGTATTTGTTGATAAACTCGGCTTTTTCTTTCCATGCTACACACGATATAAAGTCGGTGTCATACTCGCCGTTCTGGTTTTTAAAGCCCCTATCCACAGCCACCGTGAACTGCAGGCAGGCTACACCGTTCTGTGTCTGCTTGACTTCAAGGTCGTTTACTATCCTGCCAAGAACTATACATACATTCAACATTTATATTACCCCTTTTCTTATTTGTGTTCTTCTTGTTGCAATGATATCTCGTGAACAATTGTATTTTTTCATTAATTCTGAGTTTGTAAGTCCGTTTTCAATGTCTTTTTTTAATTCATCTATTGGTATTTCATATTTTGTTCCAATATGAACTGGGATCTCATATTCATCAAGATATCTTTTTACTCTATAGTTACTTATGTGATTTTCTTTTGCAATTTTTGATATTCCTTTATGTTCTTCCACATACATCTGAATCATGTCATCTTTTGATAATTTTTTCAGTTTCCTTAATCCAGTTCGTATTGCGTGTTCATTATTTTCTTTTTGTGTACACCATTCGAGATTTGTAATGTGGTTATTTAACCTATTTCCATCAATATGATTGATGTAAGGCTTGTTTTCTGGATTTGGTAAAAACGCAAATGCAACTAAACGATGAATTCTATGTGTCTTTCTTTGGTTATCTTTTATAAGGTCGATTCTATAGTATCCGTTTGTAGTTAGTGTTGGTGTAATAAAATGTTCTCTACCAATCTTTTGATTATTGCCAAATGTTTGATAGCTTTTCACTCTGCCGATGTTACTTATTTTATAAAGTCCTTCATATCCTTTAATATCTCGCCATTCTTCCATCTTCATCACTCCTCCTCTAAATAATTACGCCCGAATATCTCCCTGAATTGGTCTATTGACCATCCTTGTTCTTTCATGGCTTTTTCCTGTCCGTATCTGTGCAACATTGCTGCTGTCTGCTTGTTGTGATGAACGCCGTATGGTTGTTCATTGTGGCAGTAATGGCACAGATAAACCACAAGACCGTATTTTTCGGATAGTTTTCTGTTTGCGCCGCCGAAAATGTGCTAATGGTGACGTTCAAGCCCTCCAGCGTGTCTGTTCCGCTGGCAAATAAAGCATCGTCTATCGTCCATCTGCATCACCCTCTTTCGTGCCGTCAAATATAAGCGTGTTTTTAGCCCTTTTGTATGTTCGTAGGGTAATTATACTAGGTACACCCCGAAAACGCCACAGCGTGGCTAATTTTGCCCTCACAGGCGATTCATTTGTTATCCCATGCTTGCAACATTGTTTCCAGTTCGCTTTGGTCATACGTTTCAATGTCGTATTCCTTGCAATCCTGCACTACCATGTCGATTAGCCTTGACATTTGGGCTTTATCATAAGTTGACGATCCGTAGTATAAGACTACATTCACGCACTTAGGCATCTTACTTGCCATTCGTTCCGTTTGAAATCCTATGCCCTTGCTTTCCCAGTTCTCACACAGCTTGTCTGCTGCCTTTTCCAGTACGCACACGGTATCGGATACTCCGCCTATCTCCTTGATATACTGTTTGTATATCTCGGTCTTTTCGATGTTAAGCTTTACTGCAAGCTTATCGGCTAACGTCCAAAAATAGGCGTTTGAATCAAGGCTTCGGCGCGGTTTTCGCTCTTTTACAGTCACTGTATACTCTTTATCATCTGCAAGCGTATCAGCATAAGAAGCTAACCACGCCACAGCCTTAATGCGGTCAATTCCTTTGAATTTCAGCTCGTTCATTTACTCTGTCCTGCGATAAAGCACTGAACACAAGCGCCTTTGCACATCTTTTGCACTTCCCAAGGATTACGAAAGATGCCGTTATCATCTTTTGCACCCTGTATTGGATTGCCGCACACCTTGCAGACTGGAGGCTGCTGTGTCTGCTGATTACCTGTGTTCTGCTGTTTGTCATACTTTGTTTGTCCGTCTGCATTCCAGTAAACATCGCTTGCGAATCCAAGTGCTTTGCAAGCTACCGAAATAGCATCTGTCAGCGCCATTTTGTAACATTCATCTGACGTATACAAGCCGTTTTTCTCTTTAGCTATAAAAGCTGAGCCGCCTGTGCCCTGAATCGGCTTGCTCCATTCATCTCCCACCTTGATATACAGGTCTATATTGCAGAATGCGGATATCTCGCCATTAGCGCCTGTTTCAAGCCACTGCCTAGTGATATCGTAGTACCAGCCTATACCGCAAGCCCCGAAGTTCTCCGTCAGTGCCTTGATACGCCACATAGGATTGATATCTGACTTGCCTTTGAGCCTGCCTGCTTGAATCTGTCTTAGTGCGTTGTCAGGACATTTACGCACTTTTTCGTAGAGTTCCATGTTATCCATATTGTACCTCACTTAATGGTCATGCTTATGCTATCAACGAGTTCTGCGCCCTCAATGCTGATACCGTCCTTTATAGCCGCAGTGATAGCTACTTTGTCCGGTGTCGGTGCGCTATATCTCAGATAATCATCAGGTATCTTGTCAAGATTAGTGATCTCGACCTTCTGCGACTTCTTGAAAGAGCAAACAGCCCTTGAAGTCTCGAACCTCTTCCCGGCAAGTTCCTTTTTCAGATAATCCTTTATACTTTCTGCCCTGCGTTCTTTTTTCTGTCTGCGTTTTGCAAGGGCTTCCTCCTCAGCCTTGATAGCCACAGCTTCAGCTTTTAACTCCTTTACCCACAAGGCTAGATTTTCAAGCTTTTCATCCCTCATCATTAAGAGTTCGTCAAGCTTTTCGGGGTCTGCCTCGCCTGTTTCGGGGTCTACGCAATTGAGGATAGCCTCATTGATCTCGTACAGTTTCATCATTTACCTCGCTTTCCAAAATGCGTACACTCGCTCCCCTGTCAAGGCTTCAAAGTATCCTTTCGGGTCTTTTTCATCGGCTGGGATGAGATATGGTATATACTCGCATTCCTCATCGCCAGCATATAGGCAAGCGAAGGTGTACAGTATCTTATCTTCCGCCATGTCCATTCTTCTCCATCATACGGTTGAGCGCCCTTGCAATCAGCATATCTGCATGATCCCCAAGTCCGAGCATCTCATACTCAGCCCTGCTCATCAGTATAGGCTTTTCGGTTAGATGCTGAACAAACCTGTCGTACATCTCAGCCTTCTTAGCTATCTCAGCATCACGCTTGATAGCCTCGTTTTCGATATCAGGATATTTCATCGTTCTTTTCCTCATTTTTAACGCCGAGATAGTACAGTATATCATCAGCTGTAACTATTTCCTTCCGAACATAGTCCACAACGAACTGTACTTTCGCCTCTGTCTTGATCAGTTCTTCAAATCTTTCTCTTGGTATCAGTATCATATCAGCGTTCATCATTATCCTCCTCAGTATCATCATCAATGTCTGTGTGCAATGCGTGTAAGATAATAAGCGTTGCAAGTATCGCAGCGCCTACAGCTTCAAATAGAGGTATCAGTGCTATCAGCATCATCTTCCTCCTTTTCAGCTACTTCTCGGATAGCATGGATATCTGCTTTAAGGCTCTCATCAATACCAGTACCATACTCTTCCAATAATGCGATTAACATATCATAGCCCCATGCTTTCCTAGTCATCATGATTGATCGCCTCCTGCATCAACTTTTCCGCGTTCTTCTGATACCGCTTTCTTCTTCGTTTTTCAGCCTCAATCTTGGCATCCGCATTTAGAATTGCTATCAATATAGCTGTAGCGCAGCCCATAAGCATAAGCCCGATTGGTTTGCTGATCCCTGCTGCGATAAAAATTCCGCTGTGAAAGGCTATGCTCCACAATACAACAGCCAGTCCAGCTCTTCCTTCGTCAGACATTTCATTCACACTGCTACTAAAAACATATACAAAAGTGTATATGTTAGATGATTCGCTACAATCTCACGATTTGTAGTTACTGCTTCACCGTGTATGCTTTTGCAGTTACAAGTAACATACTACTCACAAGTTCTTGTACACTCCACAGTCGTTAATTCCCGAAATAGCCTTCGGTACATATCCATATCGCCTTGTATGTGGCATAATATGGATTTCATCTAAATAGTAGACTCTCCTTTCTTAATATTTTAATTTGCTACTTGGTTTTTGTAGTCTTATACCATTACTCAAACACAACCATCAGGTTTCTACACCATAGTTAGCAGGACTTTTTCAAACTGCTCTGGTATTTCCTGTGTTTTCAGTGGTTTTAAGTTACCAACTAATACTCTGGGTTTTGAGTATCTTTGAGTATATTTACTCACATTTGATAATATTATTAGTTACTTAACAAAACCTCCTTTGTACTCTTCCACATGGCTGGAATAATACCGCGATAACGCCTCAGATACCCTCTCTGTGGCTTTCTCTGCCCACTCGGCTAACTTATCGGCTGATATCCTTTCGGCGG